TTCCGATCTGTTTTTTTTTTTTTTTTATTTTAGATAAAAACTAAAACAAACAAAGCGATCGGCTTTACTCAGCTGGAGCGTTCATGAAGAACGTTCGGGGCCAAGTTCTAGCGAGTTGAGCTTCGTTGCGATAGTCAGAGCAGGTGAGGTAGCGTCTGATTTCATCGGTGGTGGGAAAATGATCAAGTGGTATTTCAGGCAAAACAAGGTCAGGAGATTCTCCGAATGTGAGGGAGAGACCTGCTCGGTTTGGTGTGAAGCCTAAGTCCTTATAGTAGAGATAGACATCCTTGAGCACGCTTAGTACGCGGTGGTGGTTGCCACAGCTAGCGTATGCAAATCCTATGGCTTGAGCCATTGTGATCTCGGGTGTTGGATCGCGAGCTTTGGTATGGTAGAATTGAGCAAGCATTGCGATTTCATCACGGTGTGGGAGACCATTGTGATTGCGGTACGATAATACTTCACGGCCATTGAGGGTGTTAGCGACTTCGGACTTGTTGACATTGACAACTGATTTGAAGTAGTAGTCAGCGAGACGGACGATAGCGTCCATAAAGCTTTGGTGTGACTCTTCAGGTATCAGGGCAGATAGTTTAATGATCGAGTCGTCACCTTGTACTTTGATAATACAGTGTTTAGGGTCGAAGCCAAGTGCGCTTAGAATGGTAGCGAGCATGGTGTAGTTGTACCAGGAATCGAGTAGTTGGGTTGTGAATAAGCCAGAAGGTATTCCGGCGAAGTGGCGGCGGTACATCCGGCCATCGGGTAAGATGATCGGTGCTTCGAAAAGGTTTTCGAGTGTCCACAACCAGAGACGTTCAAGTCTGATGGTTTTCGCGTGATTCCATTGGGGATGTGCGGGTGCTGCATATGTCGGGACGTAGCCTTCATCGAATGTGAGGAAAGTACGGGCTGTGTACATGATTCTACGTAATAGAGGGAAGTACGCTCGTTTGTCGAAGCGTGACCAGTCTAGTGTTAGGAATGAGCGTTTGATGAGACCACAGTAGAGTAGATGATTCAGTCGGAACCAGCCACCTGTGTGTGTTTCGAAACCCCATAGCATTGGTGTTTTGCCAGGGTTGGATTTAATCCAAGCGATGTATTCCCAGTAGAGCATTGTTTCAGCAATGATCCAAGGTTTGGAGGCGCCCCAGATGGTGCGCATCTTGTTGGGATCGTTCTTTTTGACGATAGCAGTTTTGGTGTGTAGTAGCATGGGAAAGATAAAGCGATTGTAGAAATATCCATTCGTGGTGAGTCCGGTAGATTCGCGGAATCCATCTTTGATGATGTGGTGCCAGCGTCGT